GTCTGCTGCGTGTTGAACTGGAACGGGATCAGTCGGTTTGGCTTCGAGCTGTCCTTGACCTGCCCGACGAATTGAGTACCGGTGCGCGAGGATGCCCCACCGCGGTAGTCGACGAAGAAGTTTCGAAGCAGAGCGGCACCGACGTGGTATTTCGCCAAGTCAACGCGGCCATACATTGAAGGCGCCAGCTCACCGGCGCCGAACGAAGGAAGGATGATCGGCTGGCCCATCCGTCACCCGATCAGCGAAAGTTGCTGCGGGCCATACGTGAATAGGCCACCTTCCGGCCACGCCCAATCCGATGCGTAGCCGCGGACGCGCATCCAGTCTGGAGTCTGGTCGATGACCGTGATCCCTTCGTTTCCGTTCTTGGATTTTGCGTCGTCTGCATAGGCCTGAGCCTCTTGCAACGCCATGCGGAGCGTGTTCTTGTCGCCAGTCAGAGAGAGGCAAACACGTGCACCCAAGTAGGCTGCGAGCCCTTGAACAAACAGGGAATCCCACATCGCCGTGTTGGTGTTGCGGAACGTGTAGATGCCGATCGCCTGCGGCTGGTTGGTCAACAGAACGCTCAGCGGGTTGTTGTTGAAATCCAAATCAGTGCCGATCTGGAATCGCACCGGGGGTCCGTAGGCTGCGATCGGGGATGCGCTACCAGGAGTCGAGACGGGCGGGATGGGCTGCGTCTGAATCAGGGGGACAAGTTGGCGCATCAGTACGCAATCGCTAGGATATTCGTACTCGTACAGCCACGGCGTGGGGACGGCCTGCCCTTGCGTCGCATCCTGCAATAGCGTGAGCGGGATTTGCTTGCGAGCAAAGTTCCAGTGAGCAGCGCGCAGCATTGCGTCGACGGCATTATCCCAATGCCGGCTGATCGCGTTGGCTTCCGTGCTGCCTTCGCTCAGGCTCGCGATCGTCGAGCGCGTGCCGATGACGTCCAGCGCCATGTTTGCAATCTGGACCTGCGAGGCCGAGCCCATGTGCTACTCCTGGTTCTTGTACAGCGTCTTTGCTGCGCCTCGGAATCCACCCTTCACCGCATCAGCGCGTTCTTCCTCTTCGGCTTCCGGCAGCTCTTCGATCGACATCTGCTTGATCTGGATGCCGACGCACCCCGTCTCGCCGTATTCGTCCTCACGTTCTTCCGTGCTGACGACGCAGCCGCAGACGTAGAAGGCGACTTCGTCTCCACACTCCGGCATCTCGTCGACGCCGAGCTTGGCGAGGTCTTCCTTCGTCAGGGTGATGCGGAGGCCGTAGGGGTACGGGTTCGGGGGACAATCGACGTACTGAAAGTCCTTGTCCCGCGCCATATCGACGATGTCGCCGGTCATGATCAGGCGCTCGCTTGCGACTGCTTCAGGGCTGCGGCCAACACCGTGACCAGCTCGCCGAGCGACGTCTCACCCGTCTTCATGTTCAAGTTCGTCATCTCGTCGATCGGGCTCGGGCGCTCGCTCGGGTGCTTTTCTTTCATCGCCTTGGCGGCTTGGTTGACCGGCTCCATGTGCCAGCCGGGAATCCCGAGCCATTCGATCTCGGCGCCCTTCTCGTACATGACGTCACCGATGTAGGCGACTTCCTCGAGGCGATACTTCGGTGCCTCACCCTTCGTCTGAACGTTCGACATGCCTCTCTCCTTTTACGAAAGACGCGCGACATTGCCTGCCGCTGCGCCTGCTGAAACTCGGTAGCTCGGCGAACCGCTGGTGAATACCGAGCAGTTCACGCTGTACACGACTCCTGGCTCGACTTCCTCGATCACGCGTGTGTCGCCAGCCGTCAGCGTCATCGCATTGCCGTTGACGTCTCGGGCGACCAGCCACGTCGCGCCGCCGTCGAACGACTTCTGGAGATTGATCGTGGCCGAGAAAGTGCCCCAGATCGTGAAGTTGAATCGACCGATGAACGGTGCAGCCGTGCTCGTGCCGGTGCCGGCGAACACACCGGACAGTACGGTTTGGGCTTGATCGGGCGCCCCGGTCTTGAACGAACCCATGACTGGCTCCTATCGAAAAACGCCGCGGAGCCGAAACCCCGCGGCAAAACGCCCCGAAGGGCGCGGAGGAGACGCCTTAGTTCGAAACGGTGATACCGGGCTTGTAGTACCGCACCGTGTCGACCGTGCCCAGCCAGCAGATGACCGCGCCGGCCGTGTTCGCGCCGACGTTGACATATGCCGTGCGCAGATAGCGCGGAAGCGCGCCACCATCCGGGTTCACGATCGGCATCTTCAGCTTCACGAGGGCGCCAGCCGTGAGCGAGGCGATCGCAATCGCGCCCGTCTCGCAGTAGGTCGTCCATGTGCTGCTGTCGGTCGAGCCCTGCACCTGGAAGTTCACCGACGTGCCGCCCGCGTAGGCGGTCGTGATCAGGAACTCGAACGTCAGGTCGGCATGGTCGTTGACCGTGCCGGCGCCGATGTCGCGAGCGTTGATCAGGTCGATGATGTTCGTCGACGTGGTGGTCGCACCCGAGGCAAACTGGTTCGCACCAGTCATGCCAGTCGTGTACGAATACGTGCCCTGGTCCACAACCAGGAGTTGATCGATGATCATGGCTGCTGCTCCTTAGATAGCGGCTTCGGTCGAAACCAGCGCGTCGACCGTGCGAACCGGGATGCCGCGGAAGGTCGTGATCGCCTTACCTTCCCATTCTTCGAGACGCAGCAGGACGTTGGTCTTGTTGACCGCCTGAATGTCCAGATACGTGCGAATGGTACGGTTGCAGTAGATGGCGAGCTTACCCATCTGCATCATCTGGCCGTCCGGCGCATCCGACTTCTGTTCCGTCGACACACGGGCCGGCGCAGTCGGCAGGCGGTGAACGCCGCGGATCAGGCCGTTGATCAGGTTCGCCGCCGATCCGCCCGAGAGCAGCGTGACGTCGATGTTGGCGAGACGAACCGTATAGCGCCAGTCGCGAACGGTCAGGCCCATGTCCCACTTGAAGTGGGTACGGTAGCCCTGGTACAGGTTGCCGTTCGCGTCCGACAGCGGCCATTCGCCGAGGTCGCGGTGTTGCAGGCCGCTGATCTTGCCCTTCGGGAAGATGCCGTGGGTCGTGTTGGGGCCCCACGTCGTGATCCAGATCGACGTGTTGGTCGACTGCGTGCCGCCCATGCTGATGACGTTCGCAGCCGTCTGCGCGTTCGACGTGTTCGACGTGTTGTAGCGCGGCGCCAGACCCATGAACCGCTCGGGGTTGGTCGTGATGTTGCCGTAGAACAGCGTCGTCGCCATCTGCTGGTTCATGCCTTCGAGGAAGGCCATGTCTTCCGACAGACGGAACTCGGCGGTGTTGCCGTTGAGGTCAGCGAGATCCTTGTCGATTTCGCTGTAGCACTCAAGCATGCCGGTGTTGTCGGTGATCTGCGCGGTCGTCGACTTGGTCTTTACCACACCGTAGTTGAGCAGACGCCACGTGGCGGACGGGAGGCCCGTGCGCACCGTCGTCTTGTGACCGGTGGGGAGATTGCCCTCGACGACGAGCATGTCGTCCAGGATTTCGTTCGTCTGCGAAAGCAGGTTGATGATCGTCGCGACCTTGCCGTCGTCGTCGATCCGCTTAGCCCAATCCGCGTAGGTAAGGGCGGTGCCGCCGAGCGTAGCCATGGTGTGGCTCCTATGTGGTCATATCTGAATCTCCTTTGCAATTAGCTCGGCTGACAACGTGGAAGGTGTGTCCGACAGAGCAAAGAGTTAGCCTTCGTGCCCGTTCCCCAAGCCTGCCATTGTCGGGTACAGGGTCGCGCCGGCCGATTTCGCTGGCTTGGCGGGACTGCCTGCAACCGGACTGGCGGGCGCGTGGGGGGCTGCCGCCTTCATGAGGCCACGTAGGATCGCGGGGTTGTTCCCGGCACCCGTGATGTTCAGGGCATCGAAGAACGCTTTTGCTTCTTCACCGAGCAGATTGCTCAACCCGGCTTTCGTAGCGGCCAGATTCTTGTCGAGGTTCGCGCCACCGATGACGGGGTCGTTCCTGACTTCCTCTTGCCACTGATTCTGCAAAGCAGTCCATGCACGCATCGGCGCTTCTGTCAACTGCTTTAACTCGGCAGTATATAGGTCTACGAACTTTTGCGCCACTTCTTGCGGCATTTTCGCTTCGGCTGCGAGCTTCGAGAACTCTGCAACCTTGGCTTCGTCGAGCGCCAGACCTTCGGGAGTCTTGAACGCTTCGTAGGTGATCGGCTCGTCGGGCTTCGGTGGATCGGCCGGCTTGTCGTCAGCGGGCTTGTCGCCAGGCTTTGCATCGTCCGCCGGCTTGTCGTTCAGCATCGACTCCGGGGGCGTCAGATCCGCAGGGGCTGCCGGAGCGGCATCAGCTGCGGGCGCAGCAGCCGGAGCGCCACCAGCCGGGACATCGCCGCTCTCGCCTTCCAGCAGCATCCACCGATTCATGAATCGCTTGAACATCAGCCGTTCTCCTTGATCATTTTCAGGTAGTCATCCATGCAGTGCTTCTGGATATCTAGGAACACTGGCATGCCTGCGTTCTTCATGCCGTTGTCGAAGGCGTCCCGGTTGCCGTTGCCCGTGAAGGACACGCGGAACAGGCCGCACCGGCTCAGGAAATCCCACATCCACACTCGGCCATCTGGCGAGGCCATGATCATCTTCATGGCGTTCAGCATGCGTTGCTGGCGCAGCTTGACGCGCTTGGCGTCGTCAGCTACTTGGCGCGGATCGCCGAGATCGCGCTCGATCGTGTCTTGTTCAGCGGCCATGCGGGTTCTCCTCGATTTTGGTTGCAGGGATCATGTTGGCGGCCTGGCCGATGTGGCGCAGGGCGAAGGACAGCGGCCAGTCGAGCCAGACGCTGAACCCGACCGAACGAGCCTGCCGACAGAGGAAATAATCCTCGCCTTCGATCAGCCAGCGATGGGCTTCCTCATGCCAGTACGCCGGCGTCTGAAACCACGGGCCGATTTCCTTGCAAGGCTCGAGCGCCTTGAACACGTCGACTTTCACCAGCACGCACCCGAACGGCAGACCACCGACCTCCATCAGCTCGGCCGGCTTGATCGGCTCGTCCTGCAACGTCTCGGCCAGCGGCCGTCCGTCCAGCGCCTTGCCGAGCAGCAGATGCGGCGGATTGCGCTGCACATACGTGGCGCCGACGATAGGCTTGTCGTGCGCCAGCAAGTGCCGGATTGCCATCGGATGTAGGACGATGTCGCTGTCCGCGAAGAACAGATAGTCGACGTCCAGCTTGAGCGCTTCCTCGGCCAGCTTGTTCCGGCCGTTGGCGACGAGCGAATCCTTCACGTTGACGATCACCGTGTCGATCGGCTCGAGAATCTCGCCGTGCGCCTTGATCGGGCCGCAGTGGTGGACGAGCGATGCGAGGGACATGGCGAAGTCAGCGTGAACCATGTCACCCGAGGGGATGCAGATCGCGACCTTAGTCATTTCAGCACCACCTTGCAGAACGGCGCGACGTGCATCAGCGGATGCTCCAACAGCTTCTCAGCCGTATTGCGTGTGTACACCGTGGCTTGGTCGCGCTCACTCGCCCAGCCGCCATACTTGCCAGCGCCCCAGTCCTGCCCGAGCTTCTCGCTCAGCCATGTGGGGCGCGCACCGTCGATGCGCTCGATCAAGACTTCCTCCGGTTTTTGTTGTTCGTGGGTCATACGTTGAAAACCTCCACCGTGTAGGCGTTCAGGGTGATCGTGTCAGTGCCCGTGCCAAGCTGGCCCGTGATGGTCAGCGTCGAGGCGTTGAGCATGTTCGCTCCCACGTTCGCGCCGGCCTGCTGCACCGTCGAACCCATGAAGGCGATCACGCTACCGAAGTTGCTGTTCGGCGTTGCCCCGTTGACCACGTTGGCCTCGATGTCGAACGTCGATACGCCGGTGCCAGCCGTTACAATCCCGCCCACCACGGTCGATCCGATCTTGATCTTGATGGTCTTCGTGTTCGCATTGGATGTTATAGCGCCCGTCGCCCAGATGCGGATCCGGCCATGCCGACGCAGCGCGCCAGCCGGGATCGGAATCGTCGCGAGCACCGTCTCGCTCGTCGTGCCGGTCAGTGCAACG